GTTCCGATTCCTGCTGCAAAAGTATCAAAACCAGTCGCAGCTGTTGCTGAAATAGCAAAAGTTGTTTGACTATTTCCGGTCGCCGTACTGGTTGTCTTTACTCTATCGTTTATTACCAAAGCCATTTTATTCTCCTTAAGCCATACTTATAATTGCATCCGCCGCTGTTGCTGGGCTCGGGAATGAAACTGTAAACGTACCTGCCGTAGCAGTTTTATTTCCATCAAAATCTAATGCTACACATAATTTGTCTCCTTGAGTATCATTATAGATTGCTCCATACGCTGCAGTAAAAGTAGCTGTTGTCCAAACCGCATCAGCAAAATCACAAGATGCAACGGCTGTTGTAGCAACAACTGCATTACTACCTAATGCTTTGCCGGTTGCCGTGTATCCTACATAAGGTAATGAAGCACTCACTTCACTTGTCGCTGAATAAACAGTACTCGATGTATTATAGGGTTGAGCCGTATAAAGTGCTAATTTAAAAGTGTCTCCTCCCGATGCAAAATTATGCGTCCCCGTGAATAGCTCTCCACGAAATGCATAAGGTATTATATTTGCCATATTTTTTTATCTCCTTAAAAAGTTGATGGTGATTCAGATTTAATAGGAAGACGAATAACTCCATCCTGAT